ATGCAACTACGGTTCCTTGGTAAGAACTCCCAAGGTGGAGAGTGCCCGACGCTCTACGCCACGGACCGGGACACGTACCTTGTCCAGGGCTGGAAGATCTTCGCGAACGAGTTGCTGATGCAGCTCACCCTCCGCGAGGGGGAGACGGCCGTGGAGGTGCCCACCGAGTTGTTCGAGCACCTGGAGAAGGACGGGCTTCCCGCAGGAGAGTTCAAGCGCCTTGAGGACCCCCTCATGGTCCTCACACCTGGGGGTACGTACGTTGTGCAGGGCCAGGAGGTGACCGACGCCGAGGCACTGGCACAGATGGATATCCCGGACTACGAAACCGTGGTCGAGGTCACCAAGGCCGCGATCACCGCGCTACTGGAGGAACCGCGTGGAGCTGATTCCGAGCGCCGAGCGCAACCAGCTCTTTGAGAGCTGCACGCGTGGCGCCTTCCACCTGGAGCTGAGGGACGACTACTCAATCCCGGCGGAGGATGGCCCCTACGCGAGCTGGCTCCGGGGCGAACCCCTGGACCACTCGTACCTGGAGCCGTGGACGCAGCTTGTAAAGCACGTCACCGACGCAGGAAAGACCGTTCGCAGGGTGCGAGTCGTCACCGAGCCGCACACGCCGTACATCGCATGGGAGTACGTCACAGCCCACGTGAACGAAGAGGCCGGTGAGTCTGTCAGGTGGTACCCGAGGCACCGGTTGCCTCGGGACCTGAACTTCCCGGTAGACGGGAATGACTGGTGGCTCTTCGATGACTCGATCATCGCTGTAGGGCACTTCGATGAGTCAGGACGGTTCATCGGGAACGAGCTGATCGATACCCCCGCCGTCGTCGCCGAATGCGTCCGTGTGCGGGATCTGCTCTGGGCATCCGCCATCCCTCACCGCGAGTACAAGCCCTGATCCATCAGTGAACAACGAGGCAAAAGAGACGCGAGAAGCGTTGGGATCCCGGCTACGCAGCTACCGCAAGGATGCGGGGTTCAGCAGTGGCCGGGACTTCGCCGCCGCTACTGGCTGGCAGCCATCCAAGGTCTCTCGCATCGAGAACGGCAGGCAGAACGCCTCTGAGGACGACATTCGCGTCTGGTGCCAGAAGACCGGGCGTGAAGTCGACATCCAAGACCTCATTGCGACAGTCCGCCACATTGACGAACTGTGGTTGGAGTGGCGAAGGCTACTCAAGGACGGGGCCGAGGATCGTCAGAAGCAAGCCATACCGCTCTACAAGAAGACCAAGGTCTTCCGGATCTGGGAACCTAACATTATTTGGGGCACACTTCAAACCGCCGAGTATGCTGAGGCCGTCTTTGGTGAAGTGTCCCGCCTTTATGAAACTCCTGGTGATATGGAAGCCGCAGTGGCCAAGCGGCTCGAACGGCAGCATTACCTATACCAGGGAGATCGGATCTTCAACGTCCTTCTTGGTGAGCAGGCCCTTTACTCGAACCACGGTGGATCAGAGGTGATGAGAGCGCAACTTGATCGCCTACTGGCTGTTCAGGCCCTCCCAAGGCTCAGCCTGGGTATCGTTCCTCGATCCGCTCTGCTCAATACTTGGATTGGGCACGGATTTGTAATGTTTGACGACAAGCGCGTTCAACTGGAGACGTTCTCTGCCGAAATGGTGGTGACCCAGCCAAGGGATATTGATATTTACATGAGGGTTTTCGAGTCCCATAGGCGGGCTGCGGTTTATGGGCAGACTGCAAGGGGCTTGGTGATGGCCGCTATCCAGCATTTTTCCCGCACGGTAACGAACTAAGAGGAGCTTAAATGGCCATGCAATCGATCTGGCGCACCAGTAGCTACACGAAAGGTGACAGCTGCGTCGAAGTGGCGGACAATAACCCCGCCCATGTCCTGGTGCGTGACACTAAGAGCCGGGAGTCCGGCCTCCTTAACCTCAATCCTGGCTCTTGGGGCCATTTCATCGAAGCTGTGAAGCGAGTTCCGTAAAACCCGCACGCGGGTGCTCCCCGGTCCTTCGGGAGAGGGACGGCCGGGCTGCCTCTGGTTCCTCCGAGGCAGCCCGAAGCGTGGATACAGGGATCAGATGATTGCGATCCCCAAGGACTCGAAGCGGCCCAGGCCGAGGCGCGCGATGGCGGCAAGCATCTCCGCTTGGCGATTCGACTGGGCCGTGAGGGCATCGAGTTGGGCTCTGGCCTCCTCCTCGGTGAGGCAGGTCAACGTGGTGATCGCGTTGTTCGCCGCGATGTCGCTCGCCAGGAGCAGGCTCATGCCCTTGATGCGTTCAACGAGGACGGCGCGGTTCGCGGCGGCGTCCGCCTGTCGGTTCTCCGCGTCGTTGTACGGACGGACGCTGACCGTGCCACCGTCGCGCCGCTCGTAGTAGGTGCGGGTCGCGTCGTCCCAGAACTCGTAGTCCTCGGTGCTCATCTCGGCGGGGGGATCAACGATCGCCGGCTCTTCGGGCAGGGCCTCGGTCACACACTCTCCAATGCGTCGTAACTGTCGATGTAGTCAGTGCCGTTGAGGTGCGAGGCGAGCTTGCCGACCCCGCGTTCGAGCCGGTAGCGGACGGCCCGGTCGGTCACTGCTTCGCGGGCCGCGATCCGCTGGTCCTCCCAGTCGAGGGCGAAGCGCATGAACAGGGCCCGGCGTTCGGCCAGGGTGAGCGGGGCTGTCGCCCAGCCCCGCCGGATGTCGGCGAGGTGGACGAACAGCGTCCCGGCGGCCTTCTTGTCGACGGTGCCGCGCGGCATGTCGGCGTCCGGGGCCTGCGGGTTGCGGATGCCGTACGCGGCCTCGATGTCCCACACAGCTGGGAGGAGATGTTCGACGAGCCGCCGCTCGTACCTGGTCACAGGAGTCCCTGTTCAGCCCCGCCCAGCGCGGCTTCGTACGAGGTGTGACGGATACGCCGTCCTGCCTCGGTCTTCACCTGGTCGACGAGGTCGAGGACGAGGCGGTGATACAGCACGCCGAGTCCGAGAGCGGGGTTCGACAGGCACTCGCTCACCATGGCGGGCTTAGTGGCCAGCAGGATCAGCGCTTCCTGGCGGGCGTCGTCGTACTCCATGGTCAGGGTGTCCTCGTACCCGTCCGCGATCCGGCGGGCAGCTCGGCCTGCCAGGGCCAGGACGCCGGGGCGGTCGAGGACGCTCCAGTCGGCTGCCTGGGTGGTCACCTGACCACCTCCTTCACCGGCACTTCGCCGTCCTTGGTGATTGCCACGATCAGGCCCGGTGCACCACGCGTGCCTTTCAAGTGGCGCCACCACGTCGACTCGGACTCCATGGCGGGGATCTGGATGAACGTCCGGGGCCCGTCGGTGTCCACGAACTCGTGATGCAGGTGGGCCGCGAGGAGCAGATCCGCGGTGTGCAAGGCGCTCGTCTTGTCGAAAGCCTGGCCTCGCCACCACTCGAAGTGCTTCCCCGGCCGCCATTGGTGGCCGTGGGCGTGAACCACGACGGTTCCTGAGCACTCGACAGTCACCGTCAGTTCGTCCGTGTCCGGGACGTACACCTCGACGTGGGCGAACTCCTCGCCCGCGAAGGTCAGGGCCTCGCTGACGGAGATGAGGGCGTCGGTGTCGTGACTGTCGTCGTAACGCGTCACGCCCTTGCCGCCGGGCCGGACCGCTTCGCCGTGGTTGCCGGGGACCGCCACCACGGTCAGCCGGGAAACGAGCGGAGCGAACTTGATGATCGCGTAGGCCATCAGGCGCCGGGTGAGGCGGATCTGCTCGGTGAGGGTGAGCTGAGTACGCCACGTGTTCGCGCCGCCCTGGGAGACGAACCCTTCGACGTGATCGCCGAGCCAGGCCAGGTGTACGTGCTCGATCTCGAAGCGCTTGCGGTAGTCGTCGAGCCGGGCCACGGCCTGATCGATGCAGTGCATCGCCCGCCGGAGGGTCCCCGCCGGGCCGTCGCCGTCGATCTTGCCGAACTGCATGTCGCCGATTGCGACGATCATCGTGTGGTCGCCGGTCAGGTTGTCGGGAACCCAGCACGGCGCCTCGTCGAAGACCTTCAGCAGTTCGTCGATACTCGGACGCTCGCGAACCGCCGGCGCCTTGAGGCGGCCGAAGGAGAAGCGGGCGCTCACGCCGGGCTCGCCGTTCGGCATCGTCCACTCGGAGCTGCGGAAGCCGCTGATCTCCCATTCGGCGGGGTCGAGGCCGTGGTTGCGTAGGACGTCGGAGGCCGAGGACTCCGGGTCGATGCCCTCGGGTCCTCGTACGGTCACCTCAGCGGCGTCCCCGGTGACGTTGATCTGGCGGGTGAAGTCGGTGTCCGGGTCCGCCTGACGCCCTGCAAGAGTCGGTGCAGTCGGGGTGGAGAGGAGGTCGGTCAGCAGATCAGATTGGGTCAATCTTTACACTCCGTTGCGAAGAGATCGGCGGTAGGTGCGGATGGTGGATGCCGAGATGCGGTGCCCGTGCTTGCGCAGGACGAGGGCCAGGCGCTCGGCGGAGGAGCCGTCCGTGAGGCGGGCTAGGACGGTTTCGCGGACGTCGGGCTCCAACTCCTCGTAGAGACGCAGGAGGGTCGGGCCGGGCTCCCCGGGCAGGGGAGCGCTCACTTGCGGCTCCTGTCGATCTGCTCGACGGCGGCAACCGCCAGGGAGCCGAGGCGGACCAGGCCCTCGCGGATCTCCTCAGCGGTGCGCCCGCCGAACGCGGCAAAGGCGACCTGCACGGCCAGCCCGTCAACACCGAGGACATCCGCGGTCCGGCGCGTGTTGTTGATCAGGTCCCACTCGACGGCCCGTCGGCGGTAGGTATCGGACCCGCGCTCGGGGAGGTTCCCTCCGACCAGAGCTGAGGGGAGGTCTCCGATCCTGCGGGCCGCCGCGCCGACCTCTGAGAGGACTGCGGCGAATGGGTCGCGCTTCTGCGCCGGCGCCTTCCGGGGGGCGGCCTTCTTCACGGTCGCCTCGGTCACTGGTTGTTCTCCTTGGTCAGGTCGAGAAGGGCCTGTCCGCCCCTCTTCAGGTAGGTCTCTGTCACGTCGCCGTCCCGCAGGCGCACGCCCTTCGCGGACCGCAGGGCCCGGCAGATCCGGGCGGTGAACTCCGCTCCCGCGTCGTCCGGGTCGCCCCACACGCGCACCCGGTTGAACCCCGCGAGCATCCGCCTGTGGCGTCCCTGCCAGAGGGCGGCGCCAGGGAGGGCGACCGCGTGAAGACCGATCTTCCGCAGGATGATCCGGTCGAGTTCGCCTTCGGTGACGTCGATCGTGTCCCCGGCCCGGTGGACCGAGTCGATGCCGTACATGCGGGGCGGGTCGTCCTTGACCGTGTTGTACTTCCCGTGGAACAGCGCCCGGTGGTCGTGGTCCTCAAGGCAGCGGAAGCGGATAGTCAGCGGACTGCCGGTGCGGTCGAGGTAGGGGATCGCGAGCATCCCCCGGAACCGTTCGTGGCCGGGGAACGGCTGGTCACCGACGACGCCAAGCCGGTACGTAGTTGCCTCGTCCCGCCCGATCCCGCGATCGAGCATGTACCGGGCGACGCCCGGCGTAAGAGCTGCCTGATAGGCCGTGGTCGCCTCCTCCAACATCTCGCGTTGTGAAGGCGAGAGAGGCTGCAAGACGCTTGGCTCCGACAAAGTCGGTGTTCTCCTTTTTCATGATCAGCGTGTACGAGTCCCCCGCCTCACCGCATGAGTGGCACTTCCACACCTGGCGGTCGGTGTTCCAGGAGAGGGACGGGGTGTCGTCGTCGTGGAACGGGCAGGGCGCCATGCCCTTCGCGCGGTGATCGTCGAACTCGACGCCGTAGTGGGCGAAGACCGCTTCGAGGGTGGGCTTCTCGCTCTCGGCCCGGTGGTCGTTGTCGACCCGGCTGAACCTCATGAGGCCCGCCTCCCGACGAACCAGCCCTTCTGGTCGTGGTAGCCGAGGGATTCGAGCCCGGCGCCGGCTGCCGTCTCCAGATCGAACCGTCCCAACTCCGTGAGCAGACGCTCGCGTTCGGCCTCCTCCTCGTAGGTCAGCGCCGTCACTCGGCGTCCAGCCCGAAGTACGCCTCGACCGTGGTCAGGACGAACGCCTTGCGCCAGTTCTTCCCTCGCCTCTTGGCGACGACGATCGCGTCCACGCAGTCGAGGGGGAGCCCCCTGTGCTTGGCGAAGTTCAGACGCTCACGCTCGGCCTCGTCTAGGAAGGGGCCCGGTTCGAAGCGGGCGGCGTTCTTCGTCTCGATGACGGTGAACAGTCCGTCCAGCTCGCGGACGACGAGATCCCCCTCGTCCTCGACGCCGCTCAGCCGCAGCCGCTCGGCATCCTCGCCCGCAGTGCGGAGGCCCGCCAGGAGTTCCGTCTCCCACGCGGCCCCCTTACGGCGGTTCGCGCGGTTCCGGTCGGTTACCGATGGGGTCAAAATTTACACAGCCTTCTGGAGAACGTCGGTCGGAGACCAGGAGCGGGACGGGAAGGACGGGGGTGCGGTGTACTCCAGCTTCGAGAAGCGCGTGACCTCGGGATGACAGCGCAGGGAGGCGTACCGCTTGGCGGTGGGATCGCAGGGCCCCATGCGCTGTTTGATCACGGCGACCCGGTATTCGTGCGAGTTCGGGTCGAGGGCCACGGACAGGCTCAGCTCGGGCTTCTCCGACAGCCCGCCCTTGACCTGGTCGCGGGACGGCGGGGACCAGGGGTCCGACTTCGCCTCCCACGCCTTGTCGCTCGCGTGGTGCAGGACGAATACGGTGGCGCCGGTCGCGCGGGCCAGCTCGGTGAGGCCGCTCATCACGGCCATCTGCTCGGTGTAGTCGCTCTCAGCCCCGGAGAAGTCCATCAGGTTGTCGAAGACGAAGAGCTGTGGGAAGGAGTCCCACAGCTCCACCCAGGCTCCCAGCTCCTCGTCGATCGCCTCCCACGTGATCGGGGACCCGAAGCTGAACGTGAACGGCAGCCCGGACAGAGCGTTGAGGTACTCCATGCGGTGACGGCCACCGGCCGCCATACCCGCCTCGACCATCTCTGTCGTGTCCCCGGTCACCATCGACGCGAGCCGGGACGACGCGGTGAACGGGGACATGTCGGCGGAGAAGTACAAGGTCGGCAGCGCCATCTGGGCCGCCCAGTACAGCGCGAAGCCGGACTTCTGGGTCCCGCTTCGCCCCGCGATCATGATGACTTCGCCGTGGCGTGGACGGCACCCCATCCTGTACAGGGCTTCGAACGCCTCGACGCGTGGCAGCTCCTTGCCGGACTCGGCGTGCATGTCCAGCGATCGGGCGGGGGTCAGCACTCGGCAGCTCCTTTCGGTGTGTGGCGCGAGTTCTGCGCGCCAGTCAGAGGGGGCGGATACTCGGGTCGCAAAGACCCGTGAGGGCGGGGGCCAGCCGTACGACCGGCCCCCGGTTCACGCCTCGGTCAGTCGAAGGACGGGGCGTCGGCGACGGCGGCCTCCACCGCGGATTCGCGTGCCTGGGCGTACTCGACGACGGCCTTACGAACGCCTGCGTCGGTCACCGGCCGCCACACCCACGCGGGATGGGCGCCGGGCCGCTTCGGCGGTACCTGGTCGAGCCGTACGACGGTGGCGTTGCCGACGACCTTTTCCAGGTCACGGGCGAGGAGGGTCTGCTCGACCCGAATGCCCTGGTTGATTTCCGGGGTGAGCTTCTCCAGGGACTCGCGGTCCTTGAAGGTGGTGATCTTGCAGAGGGCGCTGTCCTTCGGCCCGTTGGGGGTCGGGCGCTGGGCCTCGTACGAGGTGACCTCGACCAGGAAGGCCAAGGCGTCCTTGACGTCGGAGGGCTTGAACCAGCCACCGCCGGCGGTCGGGATCTCGACGAAGTTCAGGGTCACTCGGTTACTTCTCCTTCGGTGCGGGTGCAGGGGATGGGCTCGGGGAGCCTCGGTGTGTCGGCGGCGCCCAGGACGGACACCGCCAGGACCAGGACGAGGGCGGGGAGCGCTGGCCTCACGCGTTCTTCAGCGCCCGGCCTCGGGCCTTGTAGGCGGTCATGACAGCGGGGTCGGCGAACATCGCCTGGTTCGCTGCCCACAGCTTTTGCAGGTCGGCGATGGTCGTCTGCCTGGTGATCTCGTCGAGAATCCAGGCGGACGGGTTGCCGCTCTCGGTGCTGGCCCTGGACGAGGACGCGGCGGCCCACGGATCGTTGGCCGGGGCCTGCTCGGGTGCCACGTCCGGGATGACGCGGGCGTCGAGGATCGATGCGACGTTGCCCTTCCCGTGGGCGAGGTTCGTGGCGTTGACCACCAGGTCGCTCAGCGAGAGGGTGGTTACATCTTTACACTCGAACCCGAAATAGTCGCAGATCAGTTCGCGGACCTGCCTCACGGAGCCACGGAACACCGCCCAGGTGTCTTCGTAGCCCTTGCCGTACTTGATCGTGACGCCGATCGTGCCGTCCGGGTAGGACGTGACGAGTTCTGCCTGATCCGCTTTCACTTCACTCCTAGTTCGCTTGGTCCAAACTTAACACATGGGTCGGGATTAGCCGACTCCTGGATCTGTGAGGCCGGCCACCCAGGGGAGCATCGCGCCCTTCACGCTGCGCGTGGCGCGGATCTCGCGGGCGAGCTTGGCCGCAGCCCAGCCGATCTCCAGGTCGACCCAGTGGAGGGTGCACTCTCCGGAGCCTGCCGGGAGGTTGATGATGATGCCCCACTTCCGGGACACCTCCTCGGGCAAGGGCCGGTACGCCTTCTCGGCCTCCTCCGCCGGCACCTCGCGCTTCTTCCATGAGGCGAACGCCTTCGCGTCGGCCGCGTCCACGGGGAAACGGGTGTGGTCGTAGAACTCGCCGTGCGAGTACACCGCGAGCTGGGTCGCCATCTTCAAGCGGCCGTACTTCGTCGTCCCCGTCTTCAGGTCGCCGATGAACAGCCCTTCGATGTGATTTCCGTGCGGGTCGGGACCGGAGTATTCGAGGGTCCGGTCGAACGTACCGCCAGTGCGCAGCTCGGGCACCACGACGAATCTCTCCACCGCGTGAACACTGAAGGCGCTCGTCTCCGTCAGGTACGCGGCCATGTCCGCCTCGTCGCGCGTCGTCGTTCCGGGAGGCAGGGGTTCACCACGGTCTACGAACTCTGAGAGCGCGTGAAGGTGGGTGCCCTTCTCTCGCTTCACGTTGGCCCCGGCGATGTCCTGCGCCCGCTCGGCGAGCTGGTTCAGCTTGCGTTTGTCGGCCGGGTCGTCGGGGTCGAGTCGCCTCACGGTGTTGAGGAGATCAGGGCGCTTGGCTGCCCCGATGAGAGTGTTGCGCGACTTCCAGTCGGACAGGGCGCTCTTGTCCTCGATGCAGTCGATGAACGTTGTCACGCGGGTCAGAGCTGTGGGCTTGCCGCCCTGTTTCGGGATGACGAGCGGTCGGTCCCAGCCGTCGCGGGGCACGGCCGGCGGTGACGCCAGGTCGATGATCTTCAAGCGGAGGGCCTCCATCTTTCAGGCTTCGGTGAACGGGTCTTCAGGGTCGGTCGGGATCAGCCACATCCGGACCGCTCCGTCGTCCAGCAGCTCGGGTTCGCACTCCTCCTCGGGGATCGGCTCCAGTCCCAGGAGCTTTACCAGGTCGAGGGCGTGACGTGCGGCGGACGGCGCGGTTGTCGGATCGATGATCAGCGCGCAATCCCAGTCGGAGGGATCTCCGACTATGCGAACACCGCTGGGCAGGTTCGACTTGACGTAGTCGAGCGGCGTGCTCCAGTTGGCGGCGGAGTGGGCCGCTTCTGAAGGTGTCGGGGTGTTCTTCTCGGCTCGCGCGAGTAGGCATTCGGTGCCACCGCGCAGGTTGTTCACAGATGTCTGTGCGCTACCGGCTCTTGTTGCCGTCAGCGGCATGCCGGGACCCCCTAGGTGTAAACATTGGACTTCGAGCACTGTTCTACGCAGTGCTGCGGCGGGGTGTCAATCTGCTTCGGCATTCAGGATCTGCGACGGCGATCACATCAGGCTTACTGGATCTTCACCTTCTGTTCAACTTACCTAGTCGCAGGTCAGGGGCCTATGCGACCTGAGAATGAGAACGCCCCCCGTCTGGTCAGACGGGGGGCGGAGATGCGCAGGTGTTCGTGGCGGCTTCAGTCTCGGGCCTTGTTCCCGGTCTTGCGTGTCGGGGGGTGGATCAGGTCCTTGTCCTTCTCGCCGCGCGGCACGAGGAAGAAGCCATCGGTGGTCTCGGGGTCGTAGTGAACGACGAGACCGCCTTCCGTGAGTGTCTGCTTCCAGGACTTCAGGCGGTCCATGTCCCGCTTGGAGATCTGGTAAGCGGGCTCTTCGTTGGCCTTCTCTGCCCGTTCGTTTTCGCGCCGTCGGGCTTCGAGGCGCAGCATCATCACTGGGTAGAGGTGCCTGTGCTCCTCTTTCAACTTCCAGGGGATCAAGTCGTCATCCCGGAGGTTGCGCCTCTTCAGTCCTCTGCGCCTGCGCCATGCGGCCCACATCGGCTCGGAGGTTTCGATGTTGTACTTCTCTTTGTACTGCTGCACGAACCAGGCGTAGGTCTTGCCTTCCTCGTACCAGCGGACGGCCTCTTCCTCGTCGACGATCTTGGAAGCGGGCATGTGATCCCCCTTTATCGGCGGTAAGTCTCACTCTGGCGGAGCTGGTCTCATCCTTCAGGGTGAGCACCGGGCTTGGGTTGTCGATGTAAAGGTTGACCCTGACCGCCTAATGGTGTCAAGCTGTGACCCGGCAGTCATGCCGATCATGGACAAAGAAATGACCCCCGATGGCTGGAACCATCAGGGGCCATAAGTTCCCTTCGCGAGGCTGGAACCTCCGGAGGGCTGGCTCAGGAGTGCTTCTCTCCCATGCAGATCCATCGTACCGGGCACGCCCGGAACTTCACTGTGCTGCCAAACGGCATCACCCAGAACCGCCGGCTGTCCTTCACAGCCCGTGGCCTGCTCGCCTACCTGATCAGCCTCCCCAGCGGGGCGCGGGAAGACGTCCGCACGCTCGCGGACAACAACCCCGGCGTCGGCCGCAAGGGCATCGCCGCCGCACTCGACGAGCTGATCCGCGAGCGGCACTACTTCCGCGTGACCTCCCGCGACGATCAGGGCCGCATCAGGACCGAGACCTTCGTCTACGACACCCCGCAGGCAGACTTCTCTCCGCTTCCCGCCTCGCCGGGACCCGGCACCTCGGCCACCCGGGCGGCGGGAACGTCCCCCTCCGGGGAAAAGAACTCGTTCAAGAACGGGGGAAAGACCCCTCCCAGCCCTCCCGCCGAGACTCCCGCACCGGCCGCAGCCGCGTCCGAGGGGGAGGGCTCCAGCGAGAAGCAGGACAACCAGGCTCCGCAGCTCGCCGAGGCCGCGCGCATCCTGCGCCGCTTCGCCGCGATCGACAGCCGCCTCAGGCTCTCCGAGAAGCGCCTGAACAAGCTCGCCCCCGAAGTCGCCGACTGGATCGACCGTGGGGCCACCGTCACGGAGATCACCGACGCCGTGACCCAGGGACTTCCCGCACGCGTCTACTCCGCCGCGCACCTCATCGCTGACCGCCTCGACCGCAAGCGCCCGGCGCGGAAGCGCCAGTGGAAGACCTACGCGGACTGCGAAGGCGGGTGCGGCGGCCTGCTGCCCGCTGACCAGGGCGCGGGCCTCTGCACCGACTGTGCCCTCGGCACGGCCACGTACTTCGAGATCGACTGCACCTCAGGTGAGATCACCGAGGCTCCGGTCCAGCCCGAGACCGCGCCCCTGATCGGCGGCCCCAACGCCGCATGGCGTTCTGCCCGCGCCGCCATGCGCGCCTGACGGCCCCCTCGACTCACCCCACACCACCCTTGAAAGCCACATCCATGCCCAAGCACGCCCGCCTGCCCTGGTACGCCTACCTTGTCGGTGCCCTGGTCCTTGCTGTCGCTCTGGCGATGTCCGCCCCCGGCGAGTACCAGCTCGCCCGCGCCGCCGGATGGAACCCGCTGGTCGCCGCCGGAATGCCGGTCTGCATGTCCGTCTACACGGCCTTCGCGGTCTGGTTTGTCGAGACCCGCCGCAAAGGCGAGAAGGGCCGGGGAACCGCCGTCGTCGGCGCGGTTCTCGCCCTGCTGATGACGCTCTCCGGTCAAGTCGTCGCCCACTGGATCTCGGCCGGTGACATGCAGTCGTCCATGGCACTGACGGCTGCCGTCTCCTCGGTGCCGTCGATCGTCGTCGGCCACGTCGCCCACATGATCATCCGTGCTGCCCGCCGCGACATCCCTGAAGCGCCGCAGCTTGCTCAGCACCAGGAAGAGGCTGACGGCGGACGTCCGGACACAGATCCCGTTCAGCCCACCCTCGACGATGCCGAACCGCTGGCCGACGAGACGGCGAACGTCCGCTCTCTTCGCCGCCCCGGTCGCCCGACTCCGAGCGACGACGAGATACGCGAGGCGGCCGAGGCCCTCGCGGCTCAGGGCAAGGAGGTCAACGGACCGAACCTCGGGAAGGCCATGGGCCGCGACCGCCGGACCGGCAGCCGCTACCTGAAGCGCATCCAGCCCCGTACAGCCTGACAACTTTGACCCCACCTCCCCGCCTGCGGAGAATGTCCACCTTCAAGGGGAACCGCAGGCGAGGGAAGCGACGAATGGAACTCACGATTACTGTGCGTGCGTGTGACGTGTGTGGCCGGGGAGACCGGCCCACCACTCGGTACACCCTCACCTCCGAGAACGCCGAACCGGTGACGCGCGACCTCTGCGCAGAGGATGCGGCTCCCCTTGAAGCCGCATTCGGCCCCTTGGCCACCCCGGAGGGGAAGGGCCCCGCGGATGTCTTCCTGACGCACCTGCACGCGGCCGTAGCGGAGGCCGGACGGCAGACCACCGGGGAGCCCGACCAGCCGCAGACGGCGCCTGTTGTGAAGGCGGCCCGGAAGACGGCAGCCAAGAAGACGACGGCTAAGAAAGCGGCCTCCAAGACGACCGCGACCAAGAGGACTGCATCCCCCAGGGGCCGGACCCGTGTCGTCACGCTGGAGCAGATCGAGGAGGAGAAGAAGGCCCGGCAAGCCTCCGGGGAGTCTGAGTCCTGATACGACGAAAGGCGCCCCTGCCGACCGCGAAGGCGGGCAGGGGCGCAGTGCTACTCGGTTTCGTCGGAGTCCGGGCCGACGAGCCCGATCGCGGTCGCCACCTGGACGATCAGAGCGACCTCGGGCCGGTCGGCATAGAGGATCGCGGCGACACTCACGAGCACACCGAGAGCCGCGATGACGGCTCCCGCACGCGAGCGGTAGCGAACGGGCAGGGCGGACAGGATGAGCCTCAGGGGGCTACGGGACCCGGACTCGGCGTCCGGGGCGCGGTGCTTGCTCATCGGCGGCCCGCCTGCTTCTGGAGCGCGATGAACCCCTGCGGCCCGATCTTCGGATCGTGCAGGCCGCTGCTGTACTGAGGGTTCCGGTCATGGAAGCGAGCCACCGACCGCTGCGTCTCGGGGCCGTAGAAGTCGGTCGGTGCGCCCTGGATCGGGCCGTACCCGGCCTTGATGAGGAGCTGCTGAAGCTCCTTGACTTGCCAGTGGCGGGCACCCGGCTTCACCTGCGGGTCGAGGGACACGATCGCGCTCTTCGGCGCTTCCGTCCCAGATGCCGGCGGATTCGTCTTGCCGACGAGGGCCTTCGCGAGGGACAGCACCTTGCCGATCGGGAAGCCGCCGGGGTCGCCGTGGTCCGACTCCGGTACGTGCTGATGACCGAGCCAGCCCGTGTACTTCAGCCAGGCCGCACCGCTGAGCCGCTGCCCGTTCTTCGAGCCGTACGAGCTGGGGTACGCCAGGAACTTGACGGCGGAGGTCAGGGGGATGCCGTGCTCCTTGGCAAGCCAGGCGAACAGCGCGGCCAGGTCGCGCAGCGCCCAGTCAGGGGCCTCAGGCCAGTAGAGGTGCGTGTACCCGGCCTTCGCCCACCGCGCGTGCGTGTCCGGGTCACACGTCCCCACCAGTTCGATCTGGAACGCGTTCAGTGTGTTCGTCTCGACCCCACCGGGGCGGTTGACCAGGGCACGGCTGCTCTTGTCCACGGGGAAGTGCTGGCGGTACACGAGCTTCTGAGCCTTGAAGTCAGGCTTCGCGGTCAGGTTGGGGGCGATCGAACCGCCGTTGTAGGAAGGCCAGTCCGTTCCCTCAGTGGTGTGCAGGACGCCGACGTTGGCGTCCATGGACGAGCCGGGGTAGTCGTCCTGGAACCACTGGGTCTTGCTGTCGGCCTTCGGGTAGAGCTGGGGGCGGGGCATTAAGGGAGAGGTCTCCTTCAGGGCATACGGAAGGCCCTGTCGGTGGGACAGGGCCTTGGGGTGAGAGGTTTTAAGAGGTGGGGGCGGAAGCCGAGATGTGCGAGTCGAGCCGCTCGGCGACGGCCAGGCGCTCGGTGCGTTCGTGGGACAGCTCGGCGCGCAGTTCGCGGATGTCCCGGCTGTGCTCGGCCTGGCCGTCGAGGACGCGGTTGAGTCCCGCGATGACGCGGTCGAGGTCGTCTCGCAGGTTCGTCGAGTGGGTGTTGGAGACCTGGTCGCGGGCTTCCTGCGCGTGTTCGCGCACTTCGGCGAGGGCTGTTCCCTGGCGCCGGACCAGTTCGACCAGCACGCCGACCAGAGCGGCGGTGACCCCGCCGCCGGCGGACACCAGCGCGACTTGGACGTCCGGGGACATGCTCATCGGGACAACTCCAGGAGCTGCTCCTCCAGGCGCCTGATCCGTTCGGCCTGGTCCTGTACGACGGAGAGGAGGGCGACCCCGAGGAGGTCATAGCGCAAGGCGTCGATGCGTCCCTCCTCGTCGAGGGTGACGATCTCGGGGAGTGTCTCGGCGACCTCTTCGGCGATCAGGCCGAATTCGTCCCGCAGGTACGCGCCGCCCTCTTCCTTGGGGCGCCGGTCGTAGATGCGGGGACGCAGGGACAGAACCGACTCGGGGTCGATGTCGATGTCCCGGATGTTCTGCTTGAAGCGGCGGGACGAGGTGTTCCGCGCGAAGGTGCCGTCCCCTTGGACCCACACCGCGTAGTACGTCCCGGAGCCGCTCACGCTGTCGGCGTGGACGCGCTTGGTGCCATTGGCCCACGCGATCGTGTCCCCGGCTTCGAGGTACTGGGAGTGGTAGTGGGTGCTGGGCGGGAAGCTGGTCGGCTTCGAAGTGACCCCGGCCCAGGTATGGGTGTGGGGCGCGGGGGCGAAGGTGGCGGGGACACCGGTCAGGTCTGACCAGGCGTGGCCGTGCGCGTTCGGGACGAAACTCGTCGGCTTGCCGGTGACCTGGGACCAGTCGTGCGTGTGTGCCGCCGGGGGCAGGGACGTGGGGGCGTTGGTGATGTCCGACCAGGAGTGGGAGTGCGCGGACGGGGGGAACGCCGTGGGCTTCCCGGACAGGTTGGCCCAGGACACATTCGAGATCAGCGGCGTCCACGCCGTGTCGTTCCAGAACTCGAAGGTGCGCGTGTCGGCGTTGTAGCCGATCTGTCCCATGCGCGGGGACTCGCGGCGGGTCACGGTCGTCCAGACGAGGACACGGGTCCCGACGAAAGGGCGGGTGCGTGAGATGTCCGCCGACGTGATCGAAGTGACGTTCGCGGCCACCGTGATCTGCGCCAGAGAGAGTTCGTAGATCCCGGTGTCGGTCTGCGTCAGGGAGGGGGCCGTCGCCGAGCCCGCCGTGCCCTGCTTCACCGCGACGACGATCGAGTTCGCCGAGGGGTCGAGCCGCAGCACAACACGGTCGACCCGTACGGAAGAGCCGGCGGCCGGGATGGTCATGGTCTCGGTCGCGCTGGACTGCACCATGTGCCCGCGCAGGAAGGCCAGTCCCGCCGCCACGGTGACGGCCATGCCAGTGCCGGCCGACACTGCGAACCCACCCCCGCCGAACGACGAGACGACGCCCGACTCCTGGAACTCGCGGAACATCTGGGAGAACTGCGTCTCGGTGACGGCCTGGCCGTCGAACGGGTACGAGGTGATTGCCAAGAGGGTGAGGTCTCCTTAGACGGCCGCGCCCGCGTCCTCGACGGCGAGGGTCGACAGGGCGCTCGTCAGGTAGCGGACCATGCCGTACGTCGCGGCGGCCCGGCGGGTGTTGAGGGTGACGCCGACCGTGACCGGTCCGGCTGGGGGGTTGTTGAGGTAGCAGTTCATGTCCAGGCCGGACGCCGTGTTCGAGTCGTCGTCGAAGGTCGTGGTGAAGAAGTCACCGGCCACCGTGCTCGACGTGGTCACCGTGGTCCCGCTCGCCCAGCGGACGGTCGTGTACGCGCTCTGCTTGGCGTAGCGGTTGGCCGTCTGGTCGCCGGTGCCGTCCGAGTCGACGGCCGCGATCCGCAGGGCGACCTTGTAACAGCGGCCTGCTTCAGCGGTGAACGTCTGGGAGTAGACCAGCGTCGTCGTGTCGCCGACGTACGCCGTGGTCGTGAGGGGCTTCAGGGCGACGACGCCCTTGGCTGCCTTCTCGGTGAAGGCTCGCGTGCGCCACGGTCCCCAGCCCGAGGAGTTGCCGGTGCGGCTCATCTCGAAGGGGGTGCTGTCGGGGCCGCCGCGTTTGGTCCAGTGCTGGGTGACGTCTCCGAAGGAGCGGCGGCTCTCCAGTACGCCGTACTGACCGGCGAAGGGCCAGCCGCCCGCCGTCGAGGTGTCGGGCACCATGTCGATGACCGACTTGCCGTCCGGGTAGGCCGAGGGCGGGGTGGCCGCTGTGTAGGAAGCCGCGCCGAGGGAGTTCTCGAAGGCGACCGCGCGCCAGGGCGCCCAGCCCATGCTGTTGCCGCCCCTGACCCACATCTCGTGTGAGGCGGCGCTCGACTGGAACCGCCGCCAGGTCTGCGCGGCATCACCGCCTTCCCACACGAGGGTCGTGATGTAGCCCCACTTCCCCGCGAAGTCCCAGCCGCCCGCAGCGGACTGCTCCTCGGACAGGTAGAAGACGGTGGTCTCGCCCTGTGGGTATCCCGAGGGAGGCGTCGCCTGGGTGTACCCGCTCTGGGCGATCACCCGCGCACCCGCAGGCGTGGCTTCCGCCGTCCGTTCCAGGGAGGAGACGCGGGACTCCAACTCCTTCTGAGCCGTCGCAGAGGCGACGGTGGGACTCAGCGGGGAGGGATCGCCCAGGGTCGCCCCGAGCCGGTAGCCGTCCGAGTCGACCTTCAGGGCCATGCCCGTGACGACGGCCGCCATCTCCGTACCGCCCACGATGACGGAGACCTTGTCGCCGAGGAACCAGTCGCGGCCGAAGTCGAGAGCGCTGTCCTCCATCGGGACGGCCTGAGCCGCCCTGGCGGTGGAGCCGCCGTCCGCGAGGGCCTCGGTGCCTTTCTGAGTCAGCTCGGCCACGTCCGTCGAGGATCGCTCGTCGATGAACGACTCGATGCGTCGGCCCCAGGACGACTCCGCGGTGAGTGAGTCAGCGTTGTCGACGCCGACGAAGAGACGGTTGGAGCCGTCCCCATCCCCACCCACAATGACCCTGGTCTTCTGGGGAGTTGACAGGGTGACCCGCTGCCCGGCAAGCGTGTTGTTCACGACGCCGAGCCGGGCCTCCTTCGTCCGGTCCTTCACCGCGTACGTCTCGAAGACGAGATTCGCCCCACGCTGCACGACCCGGAATCCGAGCCCGTTCGGCCCGGCCAGCTCGGCGCACAGCTCGCCGAGCTGCTGGAAGCGGGCGGCCTTGCTGACCGCCGCGCCTCTCGCCCCGTTGGTCCCCATGACGAGTCCGGGGCGACGGCGCCCGGCCGGGGCGCCCGGCCCGCAGTTGGCGTTGACGTACGCGTGCATGAGGGTTTCGGCCGGGCCGGTCCGCTCGTCGTACGCGAAGCGCTGGGTAGCGGCGTCCCCGTTGGCCGGGTCGGGCCAGGCGAGCATGTCGGACAGGATGACGGTGTCGTCGACCCCTTCGACGGTCAGTGTGCCGAGGGGATCGGTCGCGGTGACCGCACTCTCCGTCTTCGTGACCGGTCCGGAGAACAGCACGTCCGAAGGGCCGGTGACGATGATGCCGGCGCCCGGCGTCGACAGGACGGCGGCGAGCGGGTGCTCCGCGTTGAGCTGGAGCTTCCAGGCGCCGACGTTGTTGTGGACGTCCTGCGCCTCCATGGTCAGGAGATCCGAGGGGATGGCCCCGACCCTGGTCAGGCTCTTGTCCCTGACCTCGACGAGGAGATCCTCTTGCCGCACTAGATCACCACCCACTTCCGGGGACGCCAGGAACACACGACCTTCGATGCCGCCGTGGTGTTGAGGAGGGATGCCGTGACGGTGGAGGCGCCGGGCGGGACGGACCAGAAGCGCGGGGCGGTGTTCAGCGAGGGGTACCGGTTGGCGCCGGTCCCGTCCTTCACCGTGCCCGCGCCCATGTCGACGATCAGCTTCTCCCCAGCCTTGAGCGCTCCTGTCCAGTGCAGCGTCTCGCCGCTGGCGCCGATCGCCTTGAAGTTGTCGCCGGGGCCGGTCACTTCCCACAGGGGGTAGGCCGCCACATCGCCGTCGTTGGACAGCTCGACGGAACCGATCGCCTGCGACGAGGACAGGGGCATGGCCGCCAGCGCCGACAGGAAGGGGGACGCCGCCGTACCGCCGATCGTGACCGTCTGCGCTGACTCCGACAGGAAGTACGGCGACGGTGCGCGCAGGGTGATGACGGTCTGGACGTCCCGGTCGCCCGAGCCGGGGTCGATGTCGCCTCCGCCGGTCCAGCGCACCGGAGTTGTCCAGCGGTTCCCCTCGCCGTCCGTGTAGGTGAGGAAGCAGTCGTCGGCCAGGACCCGCGCGAGGCGGGTGACCAGCTCGGCGAGGTGTGCCCTGTTCCGGCCCGTGATGTCGAGCGGGAGGTCGATGTCGCGTGGGAGGACGCGCCGCCCACGGTAGGAGGCGCCGTCGCCCGCGCCTTCGAGCCACTGCGCGGAGAGCCGGGGCAGGCCCAGGCCGGTGATGCCGGCGAGGGCCTGGAACCCGACTCCGTCCGTCTCGAACCCGGCCAGGTCGAGCCTGTCTGTGGCTGACGCCAGTTCGAGCTTTACCAACCGACCATCCTTGCCCGCGAGGCAGCCGCGAACAGCTCCTCCTCGGACGAGAGCGAACTGCCGGACCCCGCGTAGTAGTTGAGAACCTTCGTCACGGCCGGGCCGCTGTTGGATGTCGCCAGCCCCCCCGAGACGGCGGCTGTGACCTGCCGGGCGGCACCCGAAACAGCGCTAGCCGCAAGGGCGTTGGCCGTGCGCTCGACGTGCGGCCCCTGGTCCTCGACGCCGAGTCCGAAGCCCCGGCCGACGAAGTTGCCGAGCTTGCGGAACAGCCGGCTCGGACTGTGGATGTCCAGCGCCCGCTTGATCGCGGCGACCATCGCATCGGCGATCTTGAGCATCTGCTTCTCGATCGCGTCCTGTTGGGCTTCGAGCCCCTTCACGAGGCCCTCGGCCGCCTGGACACCCGCGTCGTACATGTAGTGCGACGCGGTGGACCCGGCTGAACCCGCGTACTTCTCCAGTTCCTTCTGGAGTGCGTTGATCTCGCCGACGCCGCTCAGCCCCGCGTTGGCGATGGCCTCCGCCGCAGCGAGCCCTGCCTCGGGCCCGGCCGAGGCGATCTGGTCGAACGTCGTCGCGTTCAGGCCCAGATCCTTGAGCCGCTTCAGAACGGCGGCGAACTTCTTCGCCTGCTCGACCGCGTTCTTCAGTCCCGCCGTAATGCCAGTGAACGAGGTGTCCTCGATCTTCGTCACGTCGCCGGTACCGATGACCTGGTCCGTGATCTGCTGCCGGTAGTTGGCGGCCTCCTCGCGGATCTGGTCGAGCTTCTCCTTCGCGGCTTCGAGCTTCTTCCCGGCGCTCTCCCACTGGGTGACCAGTTGGAGGAGCCGGGTCCGGTCCCGGTTGATCCGGTCCTTCAGTCCCTTGGAGGCGTTCTTCGGGATCTGGGCCGTGAGGTCCTGCAACGCCTTCTTGACGTTGTCGTACTGGGACTCAAGCCCCTTCACGAGGCCCCTGATGATGAGCTGGCCCGCGTTGTAGAGGAGCCTGGCGTCCTTGGGCGCCGGGCCCTTCCAGTCGGTCAGCTTGTTGGTCAGGTCGCTCAGGGTCGACTTGACCGAGCCGAACATGCTCTTGATGCCGTTGACGAGACCGCTGATGATCTGCCTGCCGGCGCCGACCAGGATCGTCTGGGCGTTGCCGAAGACCGCCCGGACCTTGCCGGGAAGCCCCTGGACGAAGGCGACGCATTCGCCGACCTTCGTGCGGAAGATGTTCTTGACCGCGTCCCACGCCAGCGCCGCAGCGACCTTGAGGTCCGTCCACGTCTGGCTGAAGAGCCGGGAGATAGCCGACAGGGCCGCGCCCGGCGTCGCCCGCAGCTCGGCCAGGAACGTCGTCCACCGCGCGGTGAGTGATGCCCACAGCTCGACGGAGATGGTCTTGACGGCCGTCCAACCGGCCTTGAACATCTCCCCGATGCCCTTGAGGATCTTCCCTCCGGCACCGAGGATGCCGACGCTCAGGAAGATCTTGAAGGCGCCGACGATGGTGTCCCAGAGCCCGGACAGGAAGGTCTTGATCCCTGTCCATATCTGCCTCAGGCCGTTGGCGAACGTCGACCAGTCGCCGGTCAGTGTGCCCTTGAAGAACCCGATGACGGTCCGGAAGACGCCGACGATGACGTCCCAGACGCCGACGAAGATGTCCTTCAGACCGGTGAAGACATCGGCGACGCCTTCGATCGCGTCGACCAGCGCACCGAGGAACAGGCCCGCGATGAACTGGATGGCCGGTGCGAGCACCGGCATGAGGAACTGCACCAGCCCGAGGAGCGCCGCGAGGAGCGGCTGTACCGCCTCCATCACTGCCGTGAACGCCTCGGAGATCTGAGGCAGGAACTCGGCGGCGAGCTGCTGGACGACCGGGATCAGCGGCAGGATCGCGGCCGTGAGGATCTGGAGCAGGAGCGCGATCACCGGGGCCAGCGCGGCGGACATCTCCGCGAAGGCTGCGACGAGCACCGGGACGATCGGGGCCAGTCCGGCGACGAGCTGTTCGACCAGCGGCTTTACCGCCGCGACCACTTGGAGAACGAGCGGGGCGAGGGCGGCGAAGACGCCCGTGAGTGTCTGCCCCAGCAGTGCGACCAACGGCTCGACAGCCGGGGCGAGTTGGGCGAATGCCTGGGCTAGCGGGGTCAGCGCGGCAGCCACCAGGGGGCCGAGCTGCGCCAGCAGGGCGCCGACCAGTGAGAGAACCGCGCCGAGCGCCTGGCCCAGCGGGGCCATGGCTGGGGCGAGCGCGGAGACTGCCGCCTGGATGCCGTCGAAGAGGGCCGTGATTCCCTGGGTGACAGCTGGCTGCGACAAGGCGCCGGCGACTGCGCTCAGCGCCGTGCCGATCACCGTGCCGACCTGCGGCAAGATCGTCGTCAGGAGCGAGCCGAGCGTCTTGAACAGGTTCTCGACTGCCGGGCCCGAGGTGTCGGCGATCCGCCGCATCGCCTCGTGGGCCGCAGCGAAGACGTCCGTGAGCCCCCGCTGGAAGCCCTCGCTGTCCACAGTCCTGTGGATGCGCTCCAACGTGTCGGCGAGCATGCCGAGTGTGGAGCCGCCTGCCGCCTCGGCTGCCCGAGAGACCCCGGCGAGAATGCCGCCCGTGTTGGACAGGACGGAGCCGAGATCCTTGAGGGCCTGAATGCCCTCGTCGATCCAGCCCTTCAGCCTGCCGTCGTTCTCCGACGCCGTCAGGAAGTCGGAGAAGCGTTTCGCCAGGTCGACGAACCACTGGGCGAGCGCGGGGAGATAGGACGTGCCGACCCTGCCGAGGACGGCGATGATGTTCGCGAACGCCCCGGTGCCCGTCGTCGCGATGTTGATCGACGACGAGAGGTCGGCGAACATCTGGTTCAGGGCCGGGTCGAGCGCGCCCTGAAGCGAAGTGGCGAGGCCGCCGAAGAACCCGCCGAGCTGGGTCGCGGTCCGCGCGACACCGGCCGTGAACTCCGGGAGGAGTTCGTTGACCATCTGCCGTATCGGCGTGGCCGCCTTCTCCCAGAAGTTCTCCGAGATCGTGTCCTGAAGGCCGCTGAGCGCGGACTTGACCTCAGGCAGAACCTTGTTGAAGTCGCGGAAGGCGGCGACCGTGACACCCAGGCCGACCGCCATGCCGCCCAGAAGTCCGGGCAGCAGAAGGGCCGTTGGTCCGATCGACGCGAGCGACGAGGACAGCGTCGCGAGGTTCGAAGCGGCGGCGGTGCTCCACCCGGCCAGACCGGCTATCGCCGCGGCCAGGGTGCCGATGATCGGCGCGGCCCGGTCGAGGTTCTTGATCGAGTCCCAGAGGCTGTCGAACATGTCGCTGATCACCCGGCCACCCGAAAGGGCCTTGAGGAAAGCGGCAGTTGCCGCCGCAGCGGAGAGGTTGACCTTCGGGAAGATGTCGACGAAACGGTCCCGCGTAAGAAGCGCGAGATGCGTCATCACGCCGAGGATGCCGGTCCGGCTGACCTCGGGCTCGATCTCCGACTTCAGCTTGTCGATCTTGTCTTGCAGGTCATCGATGTCCCGCTCGACCTTGCGCTTCGCGAGCGCGTCAAGCTCGGGCGTGATCTGAGCCTTCAGGTTGTGCATCTGCTCGAAGGAGGCTTCGAGCTGCCGCTTGACCTGGTCGACCTTCTGTTGGTCCAGCTCCGGCCTGACGCGGATCGCGTCGAGATCCCCTTGGATCTCATCGGCCAACTCCTGTGCCGCCCGGCGGGATTCGGCGAGCAGATCGCGCTTCGCCGCCTCCAGGGAATCCCGGTCGAGCATGACCTTCAGCTCGGTCTCGGCGAGCTTCTGAAGCTCCCGGTCGATCTCCGCGACGGCGGCCTTGACGGAAGACTCGCTCTCCCTGTCGACCCGCAGGACGATGTGCCCGATCTCGTCGAGCCGATCCTCGAACATGTCGACGGCCGCGTTCAGCGAGTCCTCGTCGAGGTCGACGTCGATGTCCGTCTCGCCCAGGGCGACGAGGGCGGCCTTCACCTTCCCGATGGCGGCCAGTACGGAGCCCTGGTTGTCCAGGTTCACCGAGAGTTTGAGGCCGGACAGCTCCGCGTCCGCCGCCCGGCGGGTCCTGCGGGCCTCGCTGACGACCTGCCGTCCGGTCGCGTTGAAGGTGATGCGGTGCTGGTTCGCGCGGGCCTGGTACTCCCGTACCGCGTTCCTGACCTCGCTGGACATGCCGTTGAGGTCGAGCTTCGTATAGAAGCGGATCTTGCGGCTGTCGGTGCTCTTGTTGTCCCGGTTGATCGCCCGGACCGCTTCGAGGACATCCTTGCGGGCGCCGCTCGCATCCGCCTTCGTGCGGATGGTGACCGCGATATCGTGCTCGATCTTCCGGAGCTTTTCCTTCAGGTCGTCCTTGAACCCGGAGGTGTCCGGCATGACCTTGACCGCTACGCGGCCGACGACATTTGCGTCCGACAGGGGGCTTACCTCCGTTGGAAGTGCTGGTAGATCTCCGCAACGGAGCGCAACTTCCGGGCCTTCTTGCCCGGCGCCTTCTCCCTGACCTGGGGTCTCGGGAAGGCGGGAATCTTCGGGGCCTTGTTCTTGCCCCACTGCCCGGTCGCCCGGGTGTTCTGGTTGAGCGCGTCGAACAGGTCGGCGGCCAGGTGCCGGTCCTGGCCCCAGCCGAAGAACTCACGGCCGCCCGACGCGAGCGCGACCGTGAGGGAGGTGTCGGGAAGCCTCCGCACAAGCAGAAGGACGAGAGACGGAGAAGGCCCCCGGCCCGCGATCACCTCGGCCAGGTCGATGCCGAAGTGGAAGAGCAGGTCCGGGTACAGGCCCTCGCCGTACTCGTCGATCAGCCCTGCGAGGCCGAGGCTTCCCCCGCCTGGGTGCTCTCGCCGTAGTGGCGGAAGACCTCGGCGAGGATCGCGAGATCGCCGTCCACCTCGTCGAGCAGCTTCGCGGCGGCCTTCTCGGACTGCGCCACGGTGCGGATCGCCTCCGACAGCAGCTCCGCCTGGTCGCTGTCCTCCCGGCCCATCTCTTCCTGAAGCGCGAGCAGCGCATCGCGGCGCGTCTTCGGCAGACGGAGGGGGTTGAGGAGGCGGACGGTTTCACCGCCGACCTCGATGTCGGTCGAGCCGTACTTGCGCTCGGCGGCGGCGCGGATGTCGTCGAGGGAGAAAGAAGCCAAGGGGGTACGGACCTCCAGAGAGAAGACGAACAGGGGAGGCGGACCGAAGAAGGGAGGGAGAAGCCCGGCGCGGGCGGGTCCGCAGTACGCCCGCGCCGGGAGGCATCACGCCTGGCCGGACACCCAGGCGGTTCCGTTCCAGAACGCCTTCGAGGCGTTGCCGAGGATCACGTGCTGACCCGCGGTCCACGCGGCCGTCGGAGTGGCGATCACGCTGGACAGCGCGGCGAGGTCGGCCGGGGCAGCGGCACCCTCCGGAGTGAAGGAACCCGGGGTGCCGGCGGATGCGCCGGTCGCGAGGAGCCCGCCCAGGGGCGTGATCGCGTACGTCCACGTGTTGTTGCCGTACGCCATCGGCTTCACGCCGAGCGGCAGACCTGCGAGGGACTCGGTGTCCGAGATCGCCATGTCGTCCGCGCGGTAGATCTCGGCGCGGGGCGCGTAGAACGCGAAGTGGTTCGCCCCGTCCACGAAGATGGCGAGGAACCCGGACTGCGTGGGCTCGGGGTTGGTCGGAACACCGACCGAACCGTCCGGCAGAATCGGCGCATTGGCGCCGAAGTACAGCCGCAGTGCAGCCGTGTCGAACTGCTGCAACGTGAACGTCATCGTCTCCGTCCGCGCGCTGTACTTCGTGCGCAGGGACTTGTTCTGGAGACTCCCGATCGTGGTCGCCTCGCCACCCTCGGAGGTGATTCCGAAGATGTCCTCCAACGACGTGTGGCCAACGTTCTGCCACGGGGAGGTGGGCGTCAGAAGGTCGGCAGGCATCGCCGTACCGACCGGCGCCGTCAGGTAGTTACCGGACCCGACAACCAGAGTGGCGTTGTCGTTGATTGCCAAGAAGAAACGTTCCTTCTTTTGGGCATGAAAAAAGGCCCGCACCCCCGAGGGGGTGGAGCCTTTCGTCTGCTGGGATTTACTAAGGGAAGTAGGGGCGCATCCGCGGTTTCCGGATCTGCACGTCGTAGATCGACTCGTAGCGCCACACCCCGGTGGGAAGGTCGGCGTACTGCACGGGCCCGGTGGCGGTCGCCCAGTCGGACGCGCGTCTCGGCGCCGAGTTCAGGTCGACGCGGATGATGTGGCCGAGGCGCGGATACACCTTCTGCTTCAGCCAGGCGTCGCGCATTACGACCCGGACGGCTTCGCCGAGGATCGCCGCGTCCTCGTCCCCGTTGGGGTCCGGCGCGAACGTGTTGATGACGATGCGGGCCGCGTCGGTGAAGCGGGTGTCACCCTGCCACTGCCCCCAGGTCGGGTCACGGCGGACCAGGACCAGGGGGAACTGCTCGTGCAGGTCGACGAGGGACTTCACCCGGACACCGGGCAGACCCTCGCGCAGTACGGCGAGGAGGAGATCCTCAACCGGGGACAGCTCCGCCATGGCCTTGATGTGGTCGGGGAGTCCTGCCATCAGTCGAGATGCACCTTCCCCTTCCGCTTCTTGGGGAGGTTCGCGGCGCGGGCCAGGATGAACAGGCCGTCCATCGCGCCCTGCATGGCGACGTACGTCCGGCCGTTCTTGTCCGTCCGGACCACTACGTCGGCCGCGCGGCCGTACTCGATCGACAGCGCGGCGGCCTTGCCCCGCTCGTCGTCCAGGACCACGTACTTGTCGACGTCCCCGTCCACCACGTCGATGGAGGCGTGACCCTCCAACCTGTGCTGAAGGAGCAGCGCCTCGGCCCGTACGGCGATCTCGAACCGGGCCTCGTCGAGGGCGGCCTGAACGCCCGGCAGGAGCGCGATGTACTTCTCCAGCTTGTGACGGCCGACCTTGTCCTCAACCGTCGCCATCAGGGCCGCTCCCGGATGTCGATCGACCAGTGCCGCGTACGGCGGTCGCCGTGGTGGTACGCCGGCGGCGTCACGATGTCCCACAACCGGCCTTGGTACTGGACGCGGGACCACAGGGTGACGCCCTCGACATGGGCGTCCACGATCATCCGCGTCACGTTGATCTGCTGCTGACCGGGGACTTCGGCCTTGCCGGACCGCTGGGGGATGAACGCGGCCCGCACGGAGACGGGGTTCTCCTCGTCCACCGCGATCACCGTGTTGCCCCGGTTGTCGACAACTTCCTTCGTCCGCCACACCGTTGCCCGCTGGCCCCGCCTGCGCTGAACGCTCACCAGGGGCTCACCTCGTCCCTGAACAGGGGGAAGGGGGAGGCCGGGGAGTAGTCGGCGGGCACGAAGCCGACGTCGGCCGCGCGGGGCTTCGTCCCCCACGCGGAGACGACCACGCTCGTGAAGCCCCGCTTCCGTCCGGCCAGTTCTTCGAGGAGCCGGATCTCCTCGCGGGTGAAGTACACGGTCCCCGCGTCGCGGCCGATGTCCGACCAGGCGAGGGTCTCGTCTCCGGCGCGGCTTTGGGTGTAGCCGTTGGGGTTGCGCATGTATCTCGCCGCCGACTTCAGGACGAGTGTCTTCACTAGACGGGGGGCGGTGTCCTCGGGCCAGTCGCGGCCGTGGGTAGCTGCGAGGTCCGAAGCATCCTCCAACGCTCCGATGGCGATGCGGAGTTCGTCAGAGTCGAGATCCCAGTCGAGGCGGCCCTTTAGATCGTCGAGGGTTGCGTATGTCAAGCAGTTCCCCTAAAGATACTTCGAAACGGCGAACTGGTTAGGAGATGCCGTTCAGGCAGATAGACGATCCGTCTACGCTGCGAAGCATGGGTAGTGATGTTTTTAGCAAAGCCGTGCGCCGCCGAAATCAGGTTGGCAGGGTCTCTTTCGGCAGCATGGCCGCTCGATGCGGCTGGGAGCGTTCGTCCGCCTGGTGGAACAACATGGCCAACTATTCGATGGACACTCCGCCAGCCCCGAAGTACATCCCTGGGATTGCGTTGGCGCTTGGGCGCTCGGTGCGACAAGTCAATGAGCTTGTTGCTGAGCAGTGGTATTCGGTGAAGCCGAACGACGCGATCCCTGATCATCTAAGTGACACCGTGGCACTGCTGTCCGAAATCGACCCTGCTGACGTACCGGCTGTGGAGGAGCTTCTTGTTGTCCTAGGAAGGAAGCGCGCGCTGTCGGCGAAGCTTGCGCAGATTGCTGTAGAAGCTGGCGGTGGTAACGAGACTGAACAGGTGGCCTGATTTAGTTCCCCGGCTTGCTGCACTAGGCGTTGGCCGGATCTGTCTCGGCCTTGGGGCCTGCGGGGGTCCACACCCGCGCGTCGGAGACGCCGGTGATGGTGGCCAACTCGCTGCTGGCTGCCGGGTAGTCGGACTTGCCGTCGAGCTGGAGCTTGATGCCGCGAACGAAGTGCTCCTCGGAGGAGATCACTTCCTTCTCATTCGTCTGGTCCCAGCCGACGAGGATGTCTGTCACGCTGCGGAAGCCGGCGTACGTGTTCACGACGGAGCGGTCCTGCATGTACAGCGGGTCGTAGTCGCGGACCCACCGCAGCGCGATGTTCTCGAACGACGTGGTCGCGCCGTACGGAACCGACTGCGGCACGCTGGGGGCGCCGGACAGGAAGATGAACGCCGAGGAGGCGAAGGCGTACGCGGTGTCGGCCGGGATGGTCTGGTCGACCACGATGTTGAAGCCGAACCGCTGGCCGATGCTCGCGGTCCGGAGGGCCGACTCGGCCTCCGAGTCGCCAACGTTCTGCGCGAGGTTGAGCTTCTCGTCGTTCAGGAGCGCGGACTCGAACTCCGTACCGACGAGGAGGTACCGGCCTTCCTTCGGCGCGTGGAACGCGTTCAGCACGCGCCGGGCCTCGATCAGTGCACCGCGAAGGTTCTGCACCGAGTTGCCGATGGTGACGTTGTAGGTCTGGCCGGTCAGAGTGTTGACCGCGCGGCGCTGGAGACCGCGCGCGACGGCCTTGGACTGCGGGCGCAGGAGCTTCGACCAGTTGTCGATGTCGAAGTCGTTCTGCTCGTCGGTGAGCTTGACGGCGGAGTACACGTTGCCGCCGAAGGCCACGGCGATGGTTCGCTCCGCGTACTCGTCGAAGACGATCGGGTTGGAGCGGTCGTTGCGCCACGCGTAGTCGTGGAACGGGAGGATGCCTTCGACCTTCATGGAGATGGTGTCGTTCTCGGTGCCCTTGAACTGGTCGACGCCCTGCTTCTGAAACAGGTTCGGGATGAGTAGCTCCTGTTCGAGCATCCCGACAGCGGTGTTCACGAGCTTCTGGGGCTTTACGACCTGGTGCTGTGCAGTGGGCAAGGGGGGTGCTACCTCCGGGGCATAAGAAAACCCCCGGCCGGTTCAGCGCGGGGGTTGGCAGTGACTACTTCAAGAAGTCGGTGGGCGGACGCAGCGATGGAACGGGCGGGATTCTCGGCCATCCGTCCCACGAAGCGGGGTCTGGATCAGGGTGCTCCAGCGCTTGATTCCACAACTCGCGGAGTCGGACCCGAAGTTCCGAGCCAAGACCGTTGCCGATGTCGATGTCCTCGTCGGGTTCGCGGTCGGCGAGATCACAGAGCACCTCCAGCACGGCATCAACCGCTCGCCAGTCAGTAGGAATTATTCCGTGGAGCATCCTTCTGACGGTCTCTCGGCTTGCGGTTCCACGTAGGTCGGCGCGCTCAACTATGAGATCGCTTACGAGGCGTAGCGGGGGGCGCCCTGCGTCTCGGTACAGCGAGAACAGCAGCTCCAAAAAACGGCGTTGAGTGCCTGGAGGTAACTCTTCCTCGCTCGGCATTCGAATGATCTTGGGCATGGTCCCCCCGGCGATTGCACATGGCACTTGGAGGCACTCTATGACACAGCATGGCCCAACTCGGCTCGTTGGCGACACGGCGGCACACGCCAACGGCATGGCTTGCCCTAACCGATCAACTGCTCCACGGCGTGCCCGAGAGTTGATAACGGACGACCTCGTTCTCGGCAATGAGGAGGCGAGGTTACGACTCCATCATCGCGCCCGTCCGGGTGAGGACCTGGGCGCATACGCATTCAGTTGGAAGGATGGGCCGTGCCTGACGTGCAGCCGATCGGAGATCAGACCCACCCGGCGCCACGCTGGAGGAGGCTGACTGCCGTTGCCTCCGTACTCGGTTTGGGAGTTGGAGCGATGGTGCTTTTCGCCCCAGTTGATAGGGCAACGCTCTTGGTGCAGTTGCTGTCGCCGATCGCCACGGTTGCAGTTGCAGTGATTACCATGCGCCCGCGAGAACGACGAGGGAACGATCAGTAGCGTCTGGAGCGCCGTGCGAGTTTGCGCGGGTCCATCTCTCCGTCGTCCTCGTCGGAGGGGTCGAGGCCGCCACCAAGGAAAGGCGGGGGCCCCGGAGTGACGAGAGCTTGCAGGGCCTTCGCGTCGGCCTCCAGCTCCTCGGGGGTTTCGCCGCGAAGGCGACCCGCCAGGGTCTCGGGGAGATCGAACTTGCGGGCCACGGTGGACACGAGAAGCGAGTGCTCAAGGCCGGCGTTCTTGGCCTTCACGTCCGCGAGAGCGGCCTTGAACTCCTCCGGGCTCTTGGCCTCGGAGAGCTTCGTCTCGGCGTCCCGCAGCCGAGTGCGGTACCCGGCCGCCTCGTTGCGGACCTTCGCCAGTTCCTTGCGGGCCCAGTCGGGCAGGTCGTCTTCCTGGCTGCTCGACGATCCGCCGGCACCGGTCTGGTCGTCCGGCTTATGCTCCTCGTCCGGCTTCTGGCCGGGCGGGGTCTCGCCGCTCTGGGGCTGCTCGTTGGGCTTCTCGTCAGACAGTTCACGCCTCCGGGGCCGTACTGGTGGACTGCCGAGCCTCCTGGGCTGCGGCTCGCTGTTGCTTTCGGATGAACCGGCGCCAGGCGCTGACCGCGTCCTTGCCGGTGCGGCCCTTGGTGACCTCTGGCCACAGGGCCTCGAACTGCCTTGAGAGAGCGGTGAGTTCGCTCGACTGGTACTGATCCCGGTTCCAGACCGGCATCGCGTAGCAGTGGCAGTTGTCGTGGTACTTGTCGCCGTCCGCGAACAGGGCGGACGACTGGCTCTTGTAGACCGGGCCCCGGCTGATCAGCATCGCGCACCAGCCGCACGGGGTGCCCGTGCGGGAGAGGCGGACATACCCGAGGGCTCGCCGGTCGCGCGTCATGTGGGTCCAGTTCGAGGACCGGGCGCCGTTCATCGCGACGCGGGAAGCGGCGGCGGCCTGCTGGGCACCCGCCTGTCGGTGGGCCTCGCCAGGGTCGGCGTCCTCGACGGTCATGCGCCGGTCGAGGTTGGCCGTGCCAAGGGCTTCGAGCACGATCCGCAGCTCCTCTTCGGCCTGGCGCTCGACGCGTTCCTCCTCCTCGCGAAGCCCGTGGAGGTCTTCGACGAGGACGCGCTCCCAGTCCTCTTCGTCGTCCTGGTCGTCCTCCTCGGGGGCCAGCTCGGTGGCGACGTCGGGCTCCTGGCCCTGTTCGTCGTCCTCGGCGGCCGGTGCTGAAGAGGCTTGCCCGGACCTGCCGGACTCGGCCTCGCCCGCAGGCTCGGAAGGAGGGGTGTACGTCCCGGC